AATTGATACCTAATAATATAAATATATAAGAGTGATGAGATAATTGTGGGATTTTGTGGGATAAGATGGGACTAAGTGGGATGAAGTTTGAAAAGATTTTTCATACTGTGAAATAGAAAAAGCGGGCTTTTAGTCCGCTTTTTTATTCGAATAAATCCAGATTCTGGTCTAAATTAAATTTAAGCTTTTCTTCACCATTTACGATATGACGGATCGTTCTGATTGTCACGCCAAATTTGCGGGCGATTTTAGAGCGGCTTTCTTTTTTTGCTGCCATTTCACGAATAGTTCTATTACGCATTGCAATTGTGATTGTAGTTGCCATAGGTACTTCTATTGAATTGTTCCCTAAGTGCTCTGAGAGCAACTGTAGCTTAGAATAACCAATGATCTGTGATAGCTCGTGATGAATGCCTAAAGCGTGTTTATGGGGCACGAAAACTAGAATGCCGCCATAACTTTCAATAAGACTTAAAGCTGGTTTTACGCCAATGAGCTTCGCCACAAATGCAAAGTTTTTAGGCATAAGTGCAATGAGTTCTTCATCTGAAAATAATTGTTGTGCGTCGGTAATGTGAGGACGATAAACCATAATTGCTCCCGCTGTTATCCCATGTTAAGATTTAGCAGTCTTATGATTTATCTCCTCTTGCTTTCGTCGGTGGGTGGAATTTAAAACCTCAGTGTTGGCGCACTGGGGTTTTTACTTTCTTATTGTTCTGTTCTTTCAATGCCGCAACGTTTGCACCATTGGCGTAAGTGATTAATGATCATGTCTGCATGATGGCTGCTCATAAATTGCAATGCACTCACGCCAACTCTTTTCTCTACAAACTTTGCTAAAGCCTTTTCACTACTGTTTCTGACCTCACCAACTTCGTGAAGCTTTAACCACAAATGACGAATTAATTTACTTTGGTCGTCATTCGCTAAATTCTTAACGCCAGATTTATTTTTTGATTCAACCTCAAAGCCTAATTGTTTGAAGCGATCCAGCACAGCTTCAAGCTGTGCTATGTTCAATTCTTTTGAACTGGTTTTACCAGTAGTACTTTTGAGAATGTCTCGGTAAAGCTCATCATCTAAAGCAAGTTTTGTTTTGCCTACATGGATTAGCTTGATCAGATTAGTTTTCTTATTGAATTTCATAGCAACACTCCAGAGCGGATAATTGCTTCTATTAGACCCAATAAACCAAAAATGGCGATAAGAATGGCAACAGCTGCTTTTAAAGTGTAGGCACGTTTTTCAAAGATAGTTAAACCAACACTATTGCGCGATAACCAAGACAATTTAGCTTCTTTAAAGCAGCTTGCTATACCGATGAAGAAAACAAGGAAATAAGCAATTATTAGCATTGTGGTTTCTCCATTGGAATTTGAAGCGAAAATACCAGATGCCATATCTCAAGAACTGCTTTCTGCATTAATTGTTTATCATCGCCTTCATAGCAAAATGAATTAACAAACGTTCCAAAAGTAGGTTCTAGAAAACTGTTCTTCTTAGCCCATTCAAAATATGCATTTGCTACTTGAATCGACTTAACTTGAAAAGCAAAAGTTGCCTTTTTGTGGTGCTGCTCAGCACGACGTTCTAAGATTATCTGTGCCTCACTATCTGACAGTCTCATTGTTTTCATGTAGGTGCTCCCAATTTTTCGTATTGTTTGCCACCATTCATTGCTTGATTAAGTTTTGCTGATTTCCCAGATTGTTTACCCGCATGATAATCATTAGCTGCTCTATCATTGAAAGCTTTGCCTTTGTTTCGATCTTTAGGTGTGAATGAACCAAGCTTTCCGCGAGTTTTATCCATATATTTTTTTATACGTTCAGTGGTATTTGTTGGTACATCAATATCTAAGTCGGTTATTAAATGCTTAACTGAATCAACCCAGCCTTCACAGAACAAATCTGCACGACGTACCTTGTTCTTTTTGACTGATACACGTTTTAAGCTGTTTTCAATAAAGCTTTTTCTTGAACGAATCACTTGGCGATATAAAACATCAAAAGTGTAAGATGCAACTTCTGGTGCTGGATCGACACCAATAAATGTCCATGAAGCTTTAATACCCCAAGTACTGCTACCAGAACTAAAAATAGGTTTGCATTGCATGGCTCTAGCTATAGTCATAACTAAGCTTGCTTCCCACGCTTGAGGAACCTTTGTTGCTTTACTTTCGCAACTAGCTTCAACGATATCGAGTAGATCAGGATCAATCTGAAATTCGCGCATCAAAGCCTGTGCTTGACGTAGTGCAATTGCTGCTTCGTTTTCATTGGCTGATTTAGCCAATGCTAAACATTTTTTGATTTTTAGAATTGCTTCTTCGCGGGTCATACTCATTATGTTGTCTCCTTAATACTTTCAACCACTTCAGGGGGTAACTTTTCTAAATCTTCAATTCTGATCATTATGTTCTCGCTGCTCATCAGTACTGGATCACGACATCCAGCAGACACAGGCACGAATGCCTGTGTTTCGCTTATGCTTGAAGTGTGTTCAGAGCTATATCAATCGCACGTTGTTGAACTGTATGCCGTGAAATTCTCTGACCAGCCTCATTCAAAACGTGATACTCGAACCATCCGCAAATATTGAATTTACGGACAACACTTAAACCGTGCTTTTCAAGCATGTCTAAGCCCTTAATTTTTGTTGCCATTGATTGAATCCTTTAAACAACAGTTGGTTGAGCTACTGCACGCATCAGAGCCATGATTCCAGTTTGAATATCGGTCTTGCCGATTGCAGCCCAATGCAATGGTTCTGCTTGTTTGAAGCGGTTCCACTCTTGATACTCAGCACTTGCAAAATCATTAGGAGCAAGTTGTGAACGAGTTGCAGCTGCTTGCTTTACTTCAGAATCTGTTTCTAAACGGCCTACCAATTCAGCTTGTAGAGCTAACAACTCGGCCCCTTTAGCTTTAATGCGAACCATCAAATCAAGTTCTTCTGGTGAAAGCTGACGATAGCCAGCAGTTTTTGTGTACTGGTTATCCATTGACTGCATCCTTTAAACCTTTGCCAGCTTTGAAAGTTGGAGCCTTGGCAGCTGCAATCTGAATTTCTTCACCAGTTTTAGGATTGCGGCCTGTACGCGCAGCGCGTTCTTTTACAGAAAAAGTTCCGAAGCCAATCCAAGAAACACTTCCGCCTTCAGCTAAAGCAGCAGCGATTGCATCTTCCACTGCTTGTAATGCAGCTGCTGCCTGTGATTTAGTTAAATTAGCGTCCATTGCGATGTTTGCGATTAAGTCAGATTTATTCATGGGTAGTATTTCCTTCAGTAGTTGCTTGAGTTTGGTTAAGTGCTGCACATGCAATTTCTGCATGTTCGTGGCGGTAAAAATGACCGACTAAAACGTCGTCATCACGGACGATTGCAAACAGGGCTTGCGGATCATCATTTAGTTGCGGTTCAAGTGCTTTAACTGGTACATGTTGATAGCCTCAGACAGTGGGTTTAGTGAGCAGCTGTAGCTGCTGGATCAACGGTTTCAATTTCATAGCCAAAGTTGTTGCGCTGTTTAAGAGTTGCACCAATTTCAGCGATTAGTTCGGGTGTGAGTTGTTTGATTGACTCCTTATCAGGTTCGGTTTTAGTGCGGATGCAGTGTTCAAGCTTTAATTGCTTGAGCATCTGGCAAGTAAAAACAGGATCAGGAATAGTCACACTGGTTGATAAGCGGTAGCCAACCGAACCGTGTGTCAGCTTTTTACTTTTGATTTGCAAAAACTCATTTTTGCGGTGATCACAAAATTCTTTAAGTTGAAGTTCATACGCCTTAACTCGTTCCAATAGCGGTTTAAGACGTTGTTTGGTTGCTTCCTTGAGCTTGTCGACCTGTTCATTACAAGCAGCTTCTTCAAGTGCGATGTCACGGTTGATATCAGCCATTTGTGCCAATGTTTGATCAACTGCTTCCCAACTTTGAAGTTGTGGCTCTTTAAGTGATTTACGTGGCATTAGTTTGTTTGCTCCTGTGTTTCAGCTGCTTTTAAGCGTTGGTAGCACTGTTCTAAAGTTTCATCTGGTTGCTTGTGTTTAACGACATGCGCCATAAGTTGTTCTTTTGGAATGTTCTTCAGCCCACGTTCTGGTTGCTTCTCATTCATTTGGACAAAGCCCATCATTTCTTTAAAGTTGGTGTTTGGACGTTCATGTTTTTGACGTTCATGTTCTGCTTGCTCAGCTGCACGTTCAGCTTCAGTTTTAGCTTGTGGTCCAGCATCTCGACGTTCTGTTGGTACAGGCGCATTTTCTGGCTTGAATGAACTGATCACTTCATATAGATATCCGTGGTTTTTTAGAGGCAATTGCAACTTGCCTTGGTCACGACGCTCAAGCATTGTGTTGATTGCCCAGATCCATGCTGCTTTAGGAGCTGGGTAACTGTGGTGACCACGTTTGATTTGCTGCGCATTAATATCCGCAGCAATTTCGCCAAGTAACTTAGCTGTACGTTCAAAAGTAAGCTCACGATTTTGAGAGCGGAACATTCCCAAGTACTTGACCAGTGGCGTAGCTAAATCACCAACCAGATTTAGTGAAGCAACGAAAGCTTTGCTTGCTTCACCATGCCCTAATAGGGCATCTAGGCTGTTTGTTGCTCCGCATGCTGGACATCTAGTTTTCATAGCGTGTGTCACCTGTTGCAACCATCAATGCATGAGCATGGGCTTTCCATTCGGCTTCAAGTTCAGCGTTTTCACCAAACTCACGAATATTGTCATGGACATGGTCAATAGTTTTTTCTGCACAAAACTGAGCAGATTCTTTTGGAACAAGCACATAATCACCGCTGACTAATTTGTCGATATCCTTCGCAAATTGAGCACGCTTCTGTTTGATGTTCATAGACCACCTCGGAAATGTTTGGATTTGCTTTCAACTGCTGTTTGACAGTCAATGCAAAGCTTTACATTGCCCAGAGCGCGACGACGCTCTGGAATTTCGGCACCACAGTCTTCACATTCATAGTTACTGACTTGGTCAAAATGTTTAATGTTGGCAAGCGCATGGTCTAAATCTTGTTCAGACAAAGTGCTTGCTACATCTGCAAAATCAGCCATTGCAACCTCCAAATTTGCTTAATGCATCAAAACCAGAACAAGCAACGATCATGATCGTGATGCAAATCCAGACAGCGAGGTATGTCTTATCCATTGCAGCCTCCTAGCACAGCCATCACTACAGCGACTGCAAAAAACCAAACTGCAAAGTTCACAATCAGTAAATTTCTTAAATTAAATTTCATGACCTATACCTCCATGACTAGGTCACCAGTGACGACATCAACACCCAACTCAGCAGCTACGTTTAATGCACCTGTTAAAAGGTTGCCGACTGCAAGTGGATATAAAAGGCTTTCACTATGGTTCTTGCGACCAACATTGCGGGTGAGCTTGGTGCAAATAGCATCTAGGCCAGACTCATCAATAAAGTCAGAAAGTTGACGTCCAGCTGCTTTGCAACGGTGCTGTAAATAGTCAATAAGCGTGGTTTGGGTAAATGGTTCAAGGGTGACAATTTCACAGCGCTGAACTACTTCGCGAACTTCTGGGTTGTTTTCAGCCAGTTTGATTTTGAGTTCATCCTGACCAATCAAAACAATAGAAAGTAATGGTGTAAAACCATTCTTGAGTTCAAGAAAACGTTTGAGATGTTTTAAAGTTGGGATAGGTAAGCTATGTGCTTCCTCAATCATTAATGTGTGATGTAATCCAGCTCGACTAGACTCTTTTAATAAGCTATGAATTTGCTGAAAACGCGCTTCAGGTGAACGCATTGCTTTTGTATTAGGTGCCAATGCTCGTAAAATTGCTTCAGCAATATGTGAAGATTTTAAAGTTTTCCCTTTGATGTCATCAGCTTCTGTAGCAATCACATATGGTTCAATAATGATGGTAGGTTCACGCTCACGTTCTACTCGATCATGTGTCTCCATACGAATAGTTGTTTTACCCGAACCTGATTGACCGACTAATGCAATGAATGAGCTGTTGCCTTTGACAGTTTGCCAAACTGCTTCACGTGCATAATTGATGTTTGAATCCTGATAAAATTCTGTTGCATTACGAATTTCTTCAGTAAAGATATTTTTAAATAACTTAAATTTTCGTTTTGCTTCTGGTGTTAAGGTTTGTTTGCGTAGTAGCATGAGTTGCTCTTCCTCCGGTTGAGTAGTGCTGTCAGTCCCACCATCCAAGGCTTGGTCGTTATTGGCGTGGGATTGGTCAGCATCTAATGCGTTTTGAATGTCTTCAGGTGCAATGCCTTTGTTCTTTAAAAGCTCAATAAATTGGGCTTTAAACTCAGCAGCGCGTTTCTTCGGGGATAACCCGTGATTGATAAATAAATTGACAGTTGCAGTACTTACACCCAGCGGTTTGCAGAGCGAGCTTTGCGTCATGTCATGTTGTTTAAGCAATTGTTTAAGTGCGCTCATGGATTACTCTCCAACCACTCGTAATTTTGGTTTTTGGGTTGCAGCTTTGATGCCTTCTGCAATTTCAGGGATAACGTCTTGCGGAACCTCGCCATTTGGATATGACTTTTTAAGTGCTGCCATGCATTCAGGTGTCCATAAATCACCGACAAGCCCACGAATTTGTTTTGCCGCTTGAATCAAGTTGACTGGTGCAACCTGACGACGGCTAATTTCTGTCTGCATTTGCTCACCAGCACGATTGATGTAAGTAGGAACCTCAACCGCTGTAACATCTGCCATAGCATTGAGCTGGCCGTCATATGCTGGCTTCTTCTTGGCAATCGCTTTATCAACCTGCTCAAGAGTTTCAGCGTCATAAGCTTTTTTAAGGATGCGTTTGCGGTTTTCATCAATTTTGCTTTGAGGCATTGCCTTAATTTCTTCACCGATGATTGCTGCATCATTTCCAAAGCCAACCCAATCAACTTGCATCGGTTCGCATGTGAAAATGACATCATTGCCGTGTTGATCTTTAGTCAATACATCGATGCATGGTGCACGGTATGGATTCACTACAATCTGCAACTTAGCTTTCGGGTAAACCCCATCAACATGACGAACGTCATAGTCTTGTGAGCCATAGCCTTGAATGGCATGACTAACCGTAAGATTGGCTTTAACTGTTTTTTCAACTGGTACTGTGCTGATAAGTTCACGGCACAATTCCATTGGTGGAGCAATGCGTAATTGTTCAGGCTTAATGGTTTGCCAAACAGCATTACGGCTGCGCTTAGTACGACTATGAATTTTTGTTTCATTCCAATACATGCGCCATGCAGTAGCTTGGGCATTTAACTCTTGGATATTGTTGATCTGCATGAAACGCAGGCGGCCTTCAAACTGTGTTTCAACAATATTTTGAGCGTTTTCAACTTGGCCTTTTGCTTGTGAATTGCCAGTGGCATGGGGTATAAAAGTTACATCTAGGCGCTCAAGTAAATTTCTGAATAAGCCACTGGTGTTTGCACAGCCTTTGTCTGTGTAAAGGATGTTTGGAACACCATGCATCGGCTCTTGAGCAGAACGCTTTTGAATTGCATTTAAGAAAATCTCAATTAAGTTTTCAGAGCTTTCACTNCCNTANACNTACTCAACATAAATTGAGCCTGAATAGTGGTCAGTCATGACATAGCGAATCACACGGTCATTTTCGATTTTCTTCACATTGGCAGGTTTGTTCTTGTAGAACTTTTTCTCATCCATCACTTGCATACCGCCTTTAGGCAGGTAAAACAAAACACAGACAGAGGCATCAACCTGCCAAACGTGGTTTGGATGTAGCGATTTTTGCTGTGTATGTGCNGANGGTGTAGCCAGTTGTTTTGGGTGGCACATGTTTTGTTTCATGACACGNGCAACTGTTGCTGCTGATACTTTTGGTGCTTTACCATCTGCCACGAGCATGTCGAGTGCAGTGGTAATTGGTAAAGTTTTCTTGCCATTGGCACGTGTTGCCACGTGAACCATGCCACCAATCATTTCTGCTACTTCTGTTGGTACAACTGTTTTACCTTTGTCTGAGCGCTGTTTGCGTTCAGATTTAAAGCCAACTGTTTCAAGGTCGCGATATAACTGTGGGCGACTTACATCTAAGTATTTACAAGCGGTTGCAATAATTTCCCCCTTCTGACCGTGACCTGCGGCCTGAAGCTTGGCGGCAACCTCTCTGAGGTAGTCTTGTATGGCTAGATCTGGGGTTGTCATGCTTATTGCTCCACACTTGAACCAGTTAAACTTGCAGCTGTCATCCAGTCAGGTGAGACCATCGACTGAAAGTCAATTTGAATGCCTAGTTCTACGCTGGTTTGAGCAATTTGCTGGAATGCTGCAACTACTGCTGCTTCAACTTGTTCTTGAATATTGAAGAGACCGTTTTCGTTGATCGTGTCTAAAACAGAGTTGATGCTATTCGTAAAACGAACAGTATCGTTATGCATGGTTAGGCATGCGGTATTGGCTTCTTCAAGAGCTTTCTTGGCAAGTTGCTGAGCTTCACTTTCAGCACGTTTTTTGATTTGAACTGGGCTTTTCGCCTTGGTTAATTCGCTATCAAGCTCGTTAATCTTTAGGTCTTTCTTTTGAAGAAGTAAGTCAGCAGCTTCCTTATCAGCTTTAATTTTGCGAAGTTCGTCTTTTAATTCGCGTGCCGACATGGTTTCAATGCTATCTAATGAAAGCTCTCCAATGCTTCCACCTTGTTCGATGACTTGTATTTCATCGTCATCCAATGTTACAAGCTCAAGCAATTTTGTTTGATTTCCAGCTTTCTGCAAAAGCGAACTCGAATTCGTTTTTGAGAATTTCAATACTGCTGACATGAATTTTTGTGCCATACGTGGGGTGAAATTCAACATCTCAACACGCTTATTAAATTCACCATGAGGGGTGATTTCTTTTAAAATTAATAAGCGTTTGCCAAGCTCCATAACAGCTTCAACAGTACGTTGTTGGAAAAAGCGAATTTCATCTTCCAATGCACCTACAGTTAAGGCTCCTTCATAACCAAGTTGCGTTGCTAAACCTGCAACAGCCTTTGTATGATTTTGAATTTCAACTTCAGTAACTACTTCATTACTCATAACGAACCCTTATTAAAACTGTGTTTGTAGACGTTGCTTGTATTCATCAATACGAGCTTGCATGCGGTCACATTCTTCTTTGCATGAAGCGCCGAAACGAATTGCCATCATGCTTGGTGCATAGTTGCCGTTATCGCGTTTTTCAGCCCAGCCGTTTGCTTCCAGCGTTTGTAGTGCACGTGTGATAAATGTTGGTGACTCATTTAGGCTTTCAGAAAGTTGTTTATTGCTAACGCCAGTAATGTAGTGACCACGTAGAGCGAATAAGACTGATAAAACTTTTCCTGCCGATTTATTTGTTGAACTCATGCCCATCTCCTTGAGTAAACTTGATTGACATTAGTTGCTGTTTAAGAACTTCATTGTCTTGTTCAGCGAAGAACCATTGGACATATCCGAAGGTCGCTACAAAGACGATTAGGTAACGAAATGCAATACTTCCTAATTGTTTTTGTCTCATCTCTTTCCCCGTGTGCAAAAATGTGCGAATATGTGCGAAGTAACTAAACAGTGACTTTTTGTTTAGGCTCTGGTTTTAGTCCGAGCGCAACGGCAATCTTGTGGGCACGTCCAAAGTTTCCTTTAGATTGACCGTTGAGTACTTTGTAAACTTCTTGTGGGGTGAAACCTTTACTTTCAGCCCATGATGAAACAGGAATACCTTGTTCAATAAATTCCTGTTTAACTTCTTCGGGAGTTTTTAGGTGCATATTTAGTTTCCTCTGTGTGTCTAAAGTTGCATTAAGTAGAACTTATAGCACCACATTAGTAACTATTTAGTTACTTGTCAATATTATTGGAGTGTTTTTTGTGACTATTGGAGCAAGACTTAAAGAAGAGCGTGAGCGACTGGGTTATACGCAACCAGTTTTTGCTGAATTAGCAGGCACTACCAAGAAAAGTCAGATCGATTACGAGAAGGATTTGACACAACCAAAAGCGGGATATTTAGCTGCAATTGCCGAAGTTGGAGCAGATATTGGTTACATAGTAACGGGTAATAAATCACCACAGTTACAAAATAGTGACTTTGCTTATGAGTTTGACTTAGTCAATGTTTATGATGTTTCGGTGTCTGCTGGTGATGGTGCAGTTTGTTTGGGTGAAACAGAACCTACTAGCCGTTTGGCATTTAGAAAAGACTGGCTCGCAAGACATGGGCTTTATGCTAAGGACTTAGTCATCGTTTATGCCAAGGGCGATTCAATGGAGCCAACTATTCATGATAAGGAGCCTTTATTAATCAATACGATTGATAAAGAATTAACTGATGGTTTTATTTATGTTGTAAGAAATCACGAAAATTTCTGGGTTAAACGTGTTCAACGTCAATTTAATGAATTGTTATTGTTGTCAGATAATGAAAAATATTTACCCATGAAACTTGATTTAAATGAATCGACAGATGTTGAAATTATTGGTAGATGGATACCACCTAGTCGCGGGACTTTTTATTAATGAAAAAATTTATTTTAGTTGTTGGGCTACTTGTATTAACTGGATGTTCTAAAGAAAAAGTTGCTGAGCAAGGTGAAATTCAAGCAGCTTCAGAAGCACAAGTATCTCAAAATAAATGGCAATACCACCATGAGAAAAATCCAATTGATGATAGTTTTACGGTGCTAGCTTATGTCGAATCTGATGAACCATTAAAACTAGATGGAATTCAAACTAGACCAAGCTTAGTTCTGCGTTGTCAAGAAAATAAATTTGATGTTTATTTTGCATTAAAGAATAGTGTTGATTCTGTTGGGAGAGATTATAAATCTTCAAATATCACTTTGCGTTTTGATGCTGAAAAAGCAGTCGACTATTCAATGCGTAGAGGCGATGATTTACAAACACTATTCTTTAGTAATCCTATTGAAATGATTGATCCTTTGTTGAAGCATGATAAATTAGCTCTAAAATTTACTACTACAAATAAAAATGTTGCGTTTGTTTCTTTTGATATTCGTGGGCTTCAATATGTGATTTCGCCATTAGAAAATGCTTGTAAGTTAAAATAATAAAAACTGAGCGGAAGCATTTCCGCCTGATAAAAAAATAGTTCAGATTGCAACATAGCCTCATCATTTGATGAGGTTTTTTTATGTCTATCACTTTTGATGAAGTGTTTGAACGGACTATTGGTCATGAAGGTGGCTATGTAAATAATCCTAAAGACCCTGGTGGGGAAACCAATTGGGGTATCACAATAAAAACAGCGCGAGAAAATGGGTATATCGGTTCCATGCGCTATATGAAGCGTGATCAAGCAAAAGAGATTTACCGTAAAGCATATTGGGAGCACGCGAAATGCGCACAATACAATTCTGCAATTGGTTTTCAAATGTTTGATGCTGCTGTTAATCATGGCATTGGTAATGCGATTCGTATGCTACAACGTGCAGTTGGCGTAGCTGATGATGGTGTAGTTGGAGACATTACTTTAGGAGCAATTAATAAAAAATCGCTCGATGATGTCTTAGTTTTGTTCAATGCTGAGCGCCTAGAGTTTTATGCAAAACTAAAAACATTCTCAGAATTTGGTCGTGGTTGGACTCGTAGAGTTGCCAGTAACCTACGTTATGCAGCTGGAGATACGCCATGAATAAAAAATATAGTGTTTCTCCTCAAGAGCTTTCTCGTCGTTTACGACAACAAAAGAAAGAACTTTTAGCGAACAATCCTAAGAAAATTATTGAACCTCAATATATTCAAGGTGTTCATGGCTCTACCATGCAATTTGGAGTCTTGGTACACAATTGGCGTACAGGTTGGAAATGGTTTAGTAACGTTGCCTTCGCTGGCATCGTTGCAATTCAAACTTTTTATGACACCTTGCCACCAGAGTTAATTGAAGCGTTACCAACTGATGCTCGGTCAAAAATTAC